TGAGCAAATTCATTGACTCCCATAGTATCAAGAGTCAAACCAAGTATTTTGGCGGCGTACATGTCTGCACTCAGCATGGCTGACGCAGACGCATGCATTTTAAAAATGTAATCTCGGGTAGGTCTGAAGGGCAAGTAGTTCTTCCCTCTCTTTATTATGTATCGTTTAAGAAACACAATACTCTTGTCAGGATCCACAAGCTCTCCACGCTCATCAAAATCAACATCCAAGCGTGACGAAACGCGATAAGCTCCAGGCTTAACCACCTGTCCACAACTTATCAAGAATTGCCGGAGACCTTCGGCATTCAAATGATCCTTAACCTCAGGGGCAAAGGATGCAATAACATCGTCACCTTGAACTTTGAATCTATAATGACCATTCTTCCAAGCACCTCGGAGTTCCTTTCGACCTAAAGTGCGTGCAGCATGGTGTGGATAAGCCGACAAAAGGATGCACAAGTGCATCGTATTGTAATTGGACGTATTGTAATCCCCAGAGAAAAGAGAACCAACCACAAACCGAAAACCTCCTGGCCAGTTAACAGTGTGGTAAGCCGTATGGTTGCACAGCCAATTGAAGAGACACAAAGTAAAGATCGCCTCAAAACTACCCCCAGAAAGATCATAAATGGACATGCATATAGCCACACAAATGGCAATGCTGTTGGCTGTGAACGACATATCCTTTCCAGAAATGTCGATACAACAGTACTCCCAGCCTGAAAGACCACCTCGGAGATAATTCCACAATTGTTCCGCACCATTACCAAACCAACGAAAACCAACGGCGTAACACTCTCGATTCTTCATGTAATCATGAAACACCTCGGTCAACAATTTTGACACCAAATAGAGCATCATACAAACAAGAAAAAAAAAGTCGAACTTTCGAAGGATCTTCACCTGGTTGTCGAACCTCAACTTTTGCAGCCATCTTATCAACTGGTTGGGGCAACTTATCAATCTCATTTTGAACCAGGCGAATTCGAACATTCTTGTTTCGGGAACGATCATTTTCATACACACGTCGAGCGTCATCAACAATGACACCAAATACCATGGCAGTGTGCATGAAACAATCTCCTTTGGTACGATTCGCATCACTTTGAACTTTACCTCCTCCATAATCCTCAGAGATCCTAGGAATATGTGTAAAACCTGCACTCTTATCTTCTGGGATGACCATGGAATAAATACGTCGCATAGAGTAACTTGGGGGGGGAATCTTCTTTGCTTTGTCAAGCGAGCAAATTGCAAGGAAGTCCCGTATGCCATGTTGATGATCATCACCAAAATAGGTTGGCTGAATTTGTTTTCGATCCAATTTCTGCAATGCATTGGTAACAGCAAGAGAATCTCCTGTGCTCAAAAAGGCTTGAGAAGCTACATCAAGAAGAGCTGGAATGCGATAACCCTTACCGTTAACGCCAAATCCTCGCTGACCAAATTGAAGCAGAAAGATGCTTGGATCAAAAGTATGCTCAACACAAGGTATAGAGAGTGGGGCAACAAAAGGAGGATGGACGGAAGTCCACCAAAGACCTGGGCCAACAATAGCTGCCAAAGACCCAAGGGCATCCTTGACATCTCCGCTGGTAGAAACCAATTCCAAACCACCGGGTTCGTTAATTTGTTTGAAGAGAGACTTAAACTTGGC